TTCGTAGTGATCAGGGACATCTTCATCCATCTGTCGTTGGACTTCGTCCCATACATCTGCTTGAGCCACGCCATGTTTGCGAATGAATACCTCTCGGCTGCACCACACGGCGTCTTCTTGCATTTCCAAAACCCAGTTGCCAATCTTGCTCATCTTATACTCCAATCGCCAAAGGGGTTACCATTGACGCTGTGACTTTCCAGCGTGTTCTAGATTGACTGTCTTCGACTACCAATGTCTTGGTGTTGACTTTGATCACTTTGCCTGTGACAGTTTGACCTCCACGGCCGTTAAATGAAACAACATCACCTACTCGTACCTTACGAGTGACCGAACGTGCAAGAGCTGTTCGTTTGAGTTTGATCGCTTCGATTGCTTCGTTCAGCTCATCGTTTGACTGTAGGTTGTAAATTGCTTCAACGGCTTTTGTTACGGTGTTTGACATTTTAATGCTCCTCTAATGTCTATCTACTCTACTATAATAACATCTATTCCTAGAGTGTCAACTGAAATGGTTAGACCGCTTCCTCTTCTTCTTCCTCTTCATACCCTTCCAGCTGTTCGTCTAGTGCGAACTCATCTACAAGGTATTCGGGGATATTGTCTCGGATGTTCTTGCTGGTGAACTCATCATACTCATAGTGATCATCAGCGCCTTCGGAGTCCCAACAGCCTACGAAGCACATGCCTGACTCTTCATACATCAATTGAATATAGCATGAGTCCCAGTCATCTGCAAGAGCTTGGAAAGCGTCAATAGGTGGCGACCAAGCTGATTGGAACCATCCTTCAATGGTCGAAGTGCCATCGCCGTTGTCTGTATATTCAAGACCCTCTGTGCTTACATCCCATTTGGTTCCCCATGCTTCAACAGCCGTGCCAAAGTCCCATTCACCTATGGGCTTGATTGCTTCCAGCAAGCCTTCACCATCTGATTCAATGACCTCTTTGAGTTCTACCAATGTATCAGTTGAACCAGTGATGATTAAATTGTTTGAGCACCAATTAGGCATTATACATTCTCCTCAGTTGAAAAATCGAAACGATCAGGATATTCATTTGCACGAAGCATATCTTTGACATCGTCCATGTTCATATACTTGAGCGCCGCGACCAACATCTGCTGGGCGTCAAAGCCGTTGTCTTCTACCAATTCTATTGCGTAATCTCTGTAGTCAATCATGTCATTGCCCTCTGTTTGCTTAACTTACTCTACTATAATAACACCTTTGCCTTAGATGTCAACCTCTTTTGGTTAAGACGCTGTGTCTTTCTCTAGAACAGTTTCAACAAAATCAAAGATAGGATAACCTGCTTGGTCGTTGTTGCCTACACGATTGACCAACCACTGCTCGCCGTTCCAGACATAGGCATATTCTTCGCCACAAGTCTCGACCATGTCTTGCAAGTCATCAAATGTCATAGGAGCAACCCGAGCCCAATCCTCACCACGGTCTCGATTATAGGCAAGAGTCCAATTTGGTGTTAGTGCAAGTTCTGGCTCGTCGTAGTTGCGATCGAAAGGATGTTTTTGTCCAATTTCTTCGCGGAGCGATGAAATCGATCCTAAGTCGATCAACGATTGGATCTTTGCTTGATCTGTATAATTTTCGTTGAGCATTGCACCATTATAGGAAGGGTAACCATCCCAGTGACAATAGATTGTCCGGAATTTACCTTCTTCTGTTTTCATTGCGATTGTTGAACGAGTTGCCATTTGCATATTCCCTCTGCAAGTTTCTATCTACTCATACATAATAACACCTTTGCCTTAGATGTCAACCTCTTTTGAGAAGGTTTCTAGGAATTTTAATTTGGCCATAATCCCTGACACATCTTCGGGCAAAAGACCAGGAATGACGTCATCTGTAGTGTCGTCCTCATCCTCTGGTATCCCGTGGATGCCTGGAAGTTGGACAAAATCGTCACCTTCGAAGATCGCGACTTCATAGAGTGTCTTCCGTTCTTCTAGTATCACGCTGAGTTCATACCGTCCGAACTGTTGGACTGCCTGGAAGTGGTTCGGCCTTACTTCTCTAAATACAAGATCCTTAAATGACATTAGAATACTCATTATGTTTTTTGGTGTACCATTTCTCTTTTACAGGCAAACCAAACTCGTCTTCGTCTACGCAGACAACCACACGAGTCTTCATCACCTGAGCATAACGATAGCCTCGATCGCCACATATGCCTTCGCCACCAACCCATACCTTGTGTGGGAAGTCTTCATTCAATCCATTAAGTGGATCGTCATTCAAAGAATATTCAAACCAATTGCCTGTGTCTTTCTCTTGGAAAGCACCAATTGGATCTTTGGTGTAGGTGTAGTATGCCATCTAGCCTCTCCCTTTGAGCAGAGCGTGGATCAATTTTGCTTCTTTGCCTTTGATGCGAGGATCTTTCTTAATCTCTTGCTCAACGGCTTTCTCATTGTATTTAGGATCCTGTGACAAGGTCAAAAACTCCTTCACCTATCGCTTCTAAGTCTTCGATGAAAATATGGTGATCTGGATCACCGTCGCTGTTCTTAGCATTGCGAATGGCAGCATCACATGCCTGCCAAATGTCTGCCCAGCGTTTACCAATAACTTGGACTTCTGTATTATAGCCCCAAGCCTCGCAACGATTGCGAATTGTCATTGGTAATTTGAATGGATGCTCGTTCTCCATTCGAATGCCGTCTTCTAGCATTGACCAAACAGTTCTAAAACCACAGGAATCGCCATAGGCACTGAAGTAATCCATTTCGTCAATGAGAGCCTCATGAGCCAATGTTTCAGCGTCTACGTCTTCAAACCAAATATTTTGCATGGAGCCCTCCAATTGCGTTTCTATTACTTATATATAATAACACCTTTGCCGTAGATGTCAACCACTTTTGGTAACTTAATTCAACATCCTCATACAGGTCAAGATAGAATTTTCTCCTAGGCAGTCGTTCCATTGATGAACGATAAGAGCAATCGCAAAACCGATAAGGACAATGCCTAGGCCGAGCTGAACAACGAGTTTTGTCATATTAAGAAGTCTTCCTTCAATCGATCTAACATTCGAAGAGCTTCTGTACGAGCTTGATCAATAGCTTCGTCAACCATGTCGTCTATATGACCCTCGCCATCGTTCTTTAGCCACGTCTCGGGTGACTCGCTTACAATAGATCCTAGATATGTTTCACCCATTACCTTGTCGTCATATTTGACTTGGACTCTGCAGATCATGTGCTGCCAAACGCCTGACTCTAGATTCTCAATCAATTCAGGGTAGTAATCTGCGTCTGTATCAAACAACAGATCCAATTGGGTGTCATCAGGTGCGAACCCAATCTCTACAATGAACTGATCCTTGTCGAACTGTTCTTCGACAATAAAATTATTATTCTTTTCAAAAAAGGTATGTGTCATTATACTAGTTCCTCTTCGGTAAAGTTCGCATCATCATCGCTGAAGTCTTCTACAAACTCTTCTACTTCACGGCCTTCTGCGAACAGCATCAACTCTGTTGCCAACATTCGTGCTTGATGCCGTGTCAATTGCAATGAGTTGAAGAACTGGTCGCTTACATCTTTTGACTGACCTTTGGGTTTACGCTGAGTGACCTGTATGCAAGTCATTCTGTTCTCACCACCCCAGAAGCGAGTCTGAGTCAATTCGTTTTGGAATGTGCAGTCTGGTACGTTTCTAAGTTCTGTGGACATTGTCTAACCCCTCTAGTGTCTGCCTACTCATACATAATAACATCTCTCAAGTAGATGTCAACCTCTTTTGGTGTTATTGCGTTTCTAAAAGACCGTATCCGAGCTTGGTCATCAACGTGTCTGCTAGGTTAGGATAACGAGTGACAATGTCCTCGACGAACTTATCTTGTTCTTTTGCGTTCATACGAGCCACGCTCTCTGCGGCGTCACTGATCGTTGCCTGCTTAGGTAGTTTAACTGCCTTAGGCTTACGAGCGACCTTCTTAGGCTTAGGCTTAGAGCAAGTATAAGAGTCGCTCCAGCTACCTACTGAAATACTATAGTAGAAGGCAGTGTGGAAATAATCTGTCATTGAATCTGAATCATCAAACCACGCACGACCCCCTGGAACTGAAGCTGGCGCAGTGTGGATGATCTCTAGCATTTTTTCGAACATCTTTTGATGACGTCCTGTGCGATTCAAATGGTATTGATTGATTTGAGCGTGTCCTCGCTCATCTGTAATGTCACTGAAGTCTACAGTGCCTGCCTTAATAATAATGTCTACGGATGAATGATGTTGCTTGCGAACGCCGAACTTTAACTGTGGAAAAGCCTCTTTTAATTGCTGACGAATTGCACGAACCTCTGGAGTGGAAATATAAGCCATTTTGTAACCCTCTGTCTTTGTTTCTACTTACTCATACATAATAACATCTATCGCTAGGATGTCAACCTTTTTTGGCAGGTTTCTTTGGTGGAGTTGCCTTTTTCTTCCTGCCCCTGCCCCACATGGTCATTGTCGCCATTAGTTCAGGATCTGTTTCTGTCATTGGTGGACAGACAGTAATTTCATTTCCTTTAGCAAGCCATTCGTCAATAAGGCTCTGTTCAGATGATGTCGTTGGTTCTTTAGGCATTAATCAATTTCCTCAATGGTTATCATATAATTTTTTCCGTTGATGTCAGTCACGCCCATTGTCTTTTTTGTAGACATAAAATAACCTTTGGTTGGGTGCAGGTCCATGTTGACTGGACCTGTCGCTTTCATCATTGTATCGTTGTCGCTAATCTCGCGATCTAAGAGTGTTTTCACACGACTTGCAATGTAATCACAATATACCAACATCACATGCTCCAGTAGGCTTCTGACCTAGGTGACATGTAATTCGGAACGTTCACACCTTCAACAAGTGGCGAGTCCTTATCCTCATCAAAGATGCTATATGTAGTCCGCTTCTTTTCAATTGTTTTGTGGAAGTATCCTGCTTCTGCTATAGCATAACGGAACTGAGGATTGTTATCCTGACACTCAGCTGAACCTGGATAGTTCAAATCCTCCTGCCACCATTTGGTCCAGCGTGTGAGTGCTGCCTTGGCAGCTGCCATAGTCTTATAGCTCTTTCTATGATCTGGACGAACTTCACGTCGTACAGTGTAAGGACCCATTATTAAAGTAGATGATTTTTCGTAGATGTAAAACATTATATCGCCTCCGGATAGTATTCGCCTAAGTAATTTTCTACGCTAGGATCTAGCTTCAACAGCTCTGCTGCCACTTTATTTAGATTCCGCAATTTCTTCATTGCCTGCGCCTGTGATATTTCGCCATCGCAATGTAAATTCTCTGGAGACAAGTCACTGTCAATCCGTTGTGCGATTTGGATACGGTCCATATCGTTTGATAAGTCTAAAGCACGGCTGCCGAATATTGCACTCCAGCCGTTGATTTGTTCTACATATGTTTTTAGATTTTTCATGTTGCCCTCTGTTTTATTTAATCTACTTATATAGTATAGTCTCACTCGTCACATAAGTCAACCTTTTTTGGATGCTTAATTCGATGATTCTTAATTTTATTTTTGATTGACTTTGGTCTAAATGCCCCGTTGGGATCTCGAACCTGTTCTGCAAGCCAGTTTCTAGGTTTAGGTGCTTGGGGACGTCTTACGTTCTTTGCCATGTCGATTCTCCGTTGCCTATGCTTTATTATAACATCGTCTTTTCTAGTGTCAACCTTTTTTGGTAAAATAAATAGTATGATGACTTCGGTCACTCACCTAAAGGAGAATTCCAATGACATTGAGAAATATCAGCCTAAACCTAGAATTAGGCCAAACTATTCTGGTGGGCCAAAAGAATGAGCCAGCCACTATCACAAAGATAGAATTTCATGAGAAAACAGGAGAAGTGAATATAAACACGACCAAAGGCCCTCGTAAGGCCTTGACTTTTAGACTGAGTGAAGGCAATACTGCCTTAGAAAACCCTGCAGACAAGTATAGGTGATAAATACAATATGAAGGTAGACGATATATTATTAACAGAATCAGATGTAGAGGAATGGCAAGCGTCAAAAGAACTCTGCCGTAGTTCTAAACCAAATTCAGCTTTAGGTGCATCAGCTTTGGCTTCTTGCAAAAGTCAAGGCATGAGAACACGTTCTGGAAAGAAATCACACAAGGTTGGCAAAAAGAGAATTACGGTAGGTGGTAAAAAAATCAAGGGTAAAGCCCATGGCGGACCACTACCAGCCTATGACTAATACACTAGGTCGCAAAGGCCAAATTCTTGTCGCTCATCCAAATCTAAGAGATAGAATGTTCACAAGGTCAGTGGTACTTATCGTTGAGGATAGCGAATCAGGTACCATTGGCTTAGTGGTAAACAAACCTTCAGACTTCTCGGTTAATAAGTTCTTTGCACTAAAAGGCCATGAGACTAATTACAGTCCTAAGGATATGGTACGGTGTGCAGGCCCAGTAAACCCACAAGCTATTACGATGATACATGATGATGACTGGTATAGCTCGAATACCTATGTGCTACAGCGGGGCCTAGCAGTCAGTAGTGATGAGTTCATGCTCGAAAAAATGATGACAGGAAACGAGCCAAGATATTGGCGGATGTACACTGGCATGGCTGGATGGGCTCCAGGTCAATTGGATGCAGAAATAAATGGTACATTTCCTTATCAAAGTTACAATGGATGGTTGACATATCCAGGTGACCGTGCTACAATATTTAGATACGATGAGGAGCAACAATGGGAAAAAGCATTAGAACAATGCACGATGCAAGCAATAGACAGCTGGTTCTAAAAACCATGCAAATGGAATTAAAGAAGATGAAGGAACATTCAAAGGAATGGCATAGACTTACTATGCAGATAAATGAAATGGTAGCTGAAAACTACCTAAGGTATATTACCAAATAACTCGGAGAGAAAAATGATTAATAGGTTTATCACAATTTTGCTCTTAGTGATAGGCCTAACAGCGGGGCCTGCACTACTAGCACAAGAGCAACAACCACCACAGCAAAAAGGCAAGCAATTTTTCACAGTACAATCCTGTGACGATCCTTTTACAATGACTGACCTTATTATTAACAAATATGGTGAACAACCTTTGTTTAGAGGACAGGGTTTACAGTTTCATCGTAATGGCCAGGCGTTTGCAAGTGACATGATGTATTTCGTTAACCAAGACTCAGGTACATGGAGTTTGATTTCATTGTATCCAGATGGAACAGCTTGTATGGTAGCAAACGGAAGAAACTTTGCACCATATAGCGGACCTACCATACCAACTAAGAAGGATGGAACATGAAGTGGTTTATTATAGTTTTGTTCTATACTATACACGGTGACATTTATGTTTTTACCGATCCTACATTTGATACAAGAGAAGAATGTATAGCAGCAGTGAAAGATCCACAAAATGTTCCTGCTTATAGTCAAAAACTTGTGTTAGAATATGGTAGACTTTTACCAATTCAGGCTATAAACTGTGTAGATGAAACAGTCGTTAACAAATTGATGAGTCAAGGGAGCGCATAATGTGGGCATTGGTTTTTATATACTTCTATGATGCAACTCCTTACATCGAACCTGTTACAGTACATAAAAGCATGGTAGAATGTTTCTATGCACGTGAAGCACTTAGTGATGAAGTAGGCAAAGGCGGCGGCTATTTCAAAGCAGGACAGCAAGCACTTTGCATTAATCTTAGCGAAGACACTAGTACATAAATATTTCTATACACGAGGAACACAACGTGAGTCAAGTATTATTACTCAACGCAGACGCACAGCCAGTATCATATCTACCATTATCCGCTATACAGTGGAAAGAAGCCATTACATATCTTTGGCTCGACAAAGTTACAGTATTAGAATGGTACGATGATTGGGTTGTGAGTAGCACAAGTTGGGAAACTAGAGTGCCTGCGGTTATGATGCTAAAAAATATGCAGCGGCGACGGCAACGGCCTAGATTCTCTAAAGTAAACCTATACATCCGCGACTTATACACATGCCAATACTGTAACACTCCCTACACAAAAAACAATCTAACACTTGATCACGTAACTCCTATATCCAAAGGCGGAAAAACTTCTTGGACAAACATTGTTGCAGCTTGTCAATCATGCAACACCATTAAAGGTAACAAAACGCATATGAAACCTAAGAAAGTCCCATATGCGCCTGATTACTACGAGCTTGTCAATAAGAGAAAACAACTAGATTTTAATATTGCCCATCCTAGCTGGACAGGCTATATCTAACAGCGGGGCCTTACTTAAACCAGCCTACCTTTTCTCCAGCATCTAATCTACGTGTATGCTCTTCAACTGTTCCTGGATACCTCCACGCCCATATTGCAACTAATGCCATAAAGCCTCCGCTCCATATTGCAGCATTGATATTATAGGTTGTGAACCATAGGAATGCAAGTGAAGAACTCATTACAATCACCATTGCATATTTGCCTTTTGTTGGAAATACTCTCTTTTGTGTCCAGTTTGTAAGGAACGGGCCAAAGTATTTGTGATTGTATATCCAGTCGTGCATCTTTTTACTACTTTTTGCAAAACAATAAGCAGCAAACACTAAGAATATACTGAACGGTATTCCCGGAACAATTACACCAACATATGCCATACCGAGACTCATAAAGCCTAAGCAGAGCCATATATACTTTTTAATTTTATTCATAAATTACCTTTCGTAGTGCATCAACTAGCTGATGCATCATCGCATCTGTATGTAAAGGAGTAGGCGCAATGCGTAAACGTTCTTCTCCAACTGCAACCGTCGGATAGTTGATCGGTTGAATGTATATACCAAACTCATTTAATAATGTGTCGCTCATAGTTTTGCATCGTTTGGCATCACGAACCATTACAGGCACGATGTGAGTGCAAGCAACATCAAGAACTTCTATGTCCACCTCGGATAACATTGCTTTTAGTTTATCTGCACGTTCTTGATGTTGCACTCTAAGGTCGTTATGATCCTTAAGATATTTAATAGAAGCAAGAGCACCTGCACAAAGTACAGGGCTCATGCTTGTAGTAAAGATGAATCCACTCGCAACAGATCTGATTGCATCAACTACGATGCTATCTGCGGAAATGTATCCTCCTTGTACTCCATAGGCCTTACCTAAGGTGCCGTTTACTATATCGACTCTATCTTGAATACCTAGCTTTTCAAGGTAGCCTGCTCCATGGTTCCCATACAATCCTACCGCATGGACTTCATCGATATAGGTCATTGCGCCGTAGGCGTCTGCTAAATCACAGATCGAAGTTACCAGAGACACATCGCCATCCATGCTATACACGGACTCAAAGACTATGCAAGGCGTAAGTCCTTTGGCGGAGACTTGACTCAGTTTCTCCTCTAGATCGCTCATGTCATTGTGCTGCCATATGATCTTGTCAGCACCACTGTGTCGGATACCCTGTATTAGGCTTGCATGATTATTTGAATCACTCAAAAACACAATGTTGGGAATGATTTTGCTTAGAGCTACTAGTGACCATTCATTGGCAACATAAGCTGAAGTAAAAAGGAGAGCAGCTCCTTTGCTATGCAGTCGGGCCAGCTCACTCTCTAATGCTACATGATAGTGACTTGTGCCGCCAATGTTTCTTGTTCCGCCTGAACCACTTCCTGTTTGATCCAGTGCAGTATGCATCGCATCTATCACTACCTTATGCTGACCCATACCTAGATAGTCGTTACTACACCAGTTCACAATATTCTTTATATTGTAAGGACCGTACCAGATAGCTTCAGGAAAATCTCCACGCTCTCTTACTATATCATTAAACACTCTGTACTTGCCAGATTGTTTTAATTCGTCTATTGTGTTTTCAAATGGTGTTAGATCTATCATTATATACCGTTTTAATCAGTAAAATATTTATCAAAAGCTAGGTTAAGTATTCAGTTATTGGTTCTATACGCATTTTATTAAGTGTTCATATGGATTTAAATACTGAGCTATCTTTATGATAGTTAAAAGAAGGGAGGAATATCATGGATATTCTAAACAAAGTAAAAGCGTGGGCAGGCGCACTAGCAGAAGTTGGTGTTAGTCTGGCAGCTTTAGTGATCATTATGGAAGTTCTAGGGTTAGGCAATATGCCGTTTATGCCTGAAGGACTATCAGTAGTTGAAAACGTATCAGCAATGATTGCGAGCTTAGGTTCGCAGGGCGTTATGGGCTTGATCGCAGTATGGGTACTATGGGCCATTTGGAACCGTAAGTAAGCATATGGGGGAAGAAGTCTGATCAACTTCTTCCTTTATCTACAACGATAAATATACTGTAGGAGAAAATAATGAGAGCGCAAGATATTATAAGAGCTGTACTTGAACTTATAGATCAAGATGAACAAAAAGATACTGAACTTGAAGTTCAGTATCAAGATGATGAACCAACAAGTAGATTTAAACAAATTGTGGCTATGCTAAGTAATCCTACCAGTCCAGAAGCAATGGAGCCTAACGGAAGTCTAAACGGTCCAAAGCATCCTGCAGATATTAGAGTAAAAGACCCAGGAGTATAAAATGGCAGCTAACGGAATATCAACACTAGCAAACAAAAAACTTAGACAAGAAGCAAAACTTGCACAAGCTAACGCAGATAGAGCAGCTCGCAATGTAGTTGAGCCAGGACGTTATGCAGATGTCACAGCAGACATTAATCAACTACCTACCAAGTATGACACAGACAACAGTCTAATAGACAATGCTAACACAGGCGGCCTCAAACAAGGCAGACCTTGGGCAACATAATATGCCTAATCTAAATCCAAACTCAACCAACTACGTACACACTTCACAGCCAAACACCAACAGTTTGGAAATGGCAATGGACTACAACAGTGTAGGGCAACCTGTTATTAGAACTGTAGGTGGAGACATCTACAACAGTATCAATCTACCAGCAGGCTTTGGACAGATACACAAGTTTGGTGCTGTTCCTGCTATGAGTCAAAACACCAACGGAACTATATGGGACGAAGACGATACCATTTACCCATGGGCAATTATTGACTCAAACGGTGTGCTGACTGTGAGTGTGGTAGCACCCAACAACGAAGCCACAGCACGAACAACACACGATGGCGACACAGTAGAAATACAAGGGCTGGACAGCAACTACGATCTACAAACAGAAACAGTTACTATATCAGGATCAAGTGCTACAACTACCAACAGTTTCAAGCGAGTGTTTAGAGCACGGTATTCTTGCACTGATAACTTTGAACCAAACTCAGAGCGCATCTTAATCAAGTCAGGCACAACTATAGTAGCAAAAGTTCTAGAAGGTGTTGGCCAAACTATGATGAGCGTCTACACTATTCCAGCAGGCTTCACAGGCTACTTGATGCGTCTTGATGTTACAGCACAGGGCACCGCAACAGGCAGTTTCAAACTGTTTGCTCGTCCAGACGGTGTAGGCACGTTCCAAATAAAACACGTTGCAGAAGTAAACGGTGTGGGCGGACCATACCAATTGGAATATCCTATTCCACAATCATTTACAGAGAAGACAGACATTGATGCACGTATGCACACGTTCTCAAACAACGGACGTTATACTTGTACATTTGATATCCTATTAGTAGATAATACAGCAGGCACTCCATAAAAGATTAACCCCCACGCTATTTCTAACGCAGGGGCTGCTTGTTTATACTTTTTCTAAGGACTATGTCCCGATCTAATTATTGTTATTATTATTTACTAGGCTTGCCGTTTACGAACTCGTAAAACTTTTCAGCTGCTTCTAATACAGCATCAGCACCTGGTACTTCAGGCATTGTTACTGTAGTTACTACTTCGTCACCGTCTTTAGTAACAGTAGTCTCGAACTGCCCTAATTTTGCGTGATAGTCGTTCCAAATATTGTTTTGTGCCATCTCTAGCACTTTGGTACGAATTTCATATCCATTCTTGTTTGTATTAACTTTTGGCATTGCCTGCTTGAACATGTCTGCAATCTCTTGCGTTTGCTTCAAGATAGTTTCGCCGTATGTTGTTTCCACTTTTGACATTATATTCTCCTTGTGTGTCTGTGTGTAGTGTTACAATTGTAACATGGTATTTAGTGTTTGTCAACCGCCTGGGACAAAATCTTTTGGACGATACCACACTTTTTGATCGTGTAGCCGTCCTAGCAGTTCTTGTATCTCATGCATTTCGTCTTTCAACTTTTCAGATACATCGCCTTGAGCAATGGCCATTCCTCTACGGCCGGCCTTTGCTCTTAATGCTTGTTCGATAACCTCAATGTCTCTTACTGATAATTCAAAGTTATTATTTGGTTTATTACTCATCGGTCTTCCATTAAACAGGCAAATGTTATCATACCAGCTATCCATCCGTATACAACGATAAAATAGAGTGCTGTCATTGTTTTCTATCCTTTAGAATACTTTCCATTGTGTCTGTTGCTGTGGTTGTGAAGAAGCGTGGAGCAAAAGCATGAACTACAAGTGCAGGCACTAATAGCTGAAGTTTTACAGCTACTTTTAGTGCCTTAATCATATGTTCAGGTGCAGATTCTCCTACTGTTTCTAAATGTGCTTTACATTGATTACTAAACATTATATTCTCCTATGGACATTTAAAGTTTTTACATCCGCTTACATTTTGAGGATCATATACACTTCCGTCATATTGTGACCCTGTTTTGTTTTTGCCTGTTTCTACGCCAAAGTTACAACTTGCTACTGCAAGAAAAAAGGCTAATGATCCCCACACGGTAATTTTTGTCCAACGCATAAACCCTGCAAAGGAACGTTCAGCTTCTGCTTGTGCTTCTGGTCTTGGATCTGTCATGTTCTGTTTCCTCGCAGAGCAAAATACATTCCGCCTACCCAAAGTAGTACATGAAGATTGTCATACCATAAGACGTCCCAGAAACTTTCAGGTTCGCCTGTCCATATAACACCTGTCATAATACTTGCAATAGTAATGCCACTAAAACGTGTGATGATATCACCAAACTCTTTTGTTCGTTTGATATAGTCTGCTAAACCGCCAATTAATAATCCTCCAGCGGCTCCAAGTTCTCCTATTACAACAAAGGACCACACCAGTAGGGTTAATTCTACTGGCGAGTCTTCAATGTTGATTGGCCACTTGTTCAAACCTTGCTGTAGGAATATAACAATTAATGGAATACGTAGTAGCCAATGAGTCATACAAAACTCAGGTATTTTATTAACCAAACTTTTCATTCCAAATGATCCTCAGCACCATATGCTTCTTGCCAATACTCATGTGTTTGATATGCTGCCGTAACATAGCCTGCCGCAAACGCAAATAGAACCAATGCTGTAATCTTAAGATTCTTTTTCAGTCCGCCTTTGCCTTTGCTGCGTTTGTATGCTCGCCACATCCACCAAAAGCCGCCAATGGTAAGCACTGTGCTGAGTGCAATAATCCAAGGGTTGCTTGCTAGTTGTGCTCCTGTTGCACCAAATATAAGCAATAGAAGTCCGTTAATGTAACATGCTGGACACATTATAGATCAGCCAATAACTCTTTTAGTTTCTTCTTTGATTTGCCACGTACTTTTGCACCTTTAATTGCATCAACACCTTCTTGTGTCAACTCACCTACAACAACAATAGCAATCATGCCCATGCTTTTGTGTGGAGTACACTGATACAAGTATACACCTGGTGTATCAAATGTGATTGTAACTTCTTTTGACAGTTTTGATTTCTTAGGTGCGTCCCATCCATCTGGACCAGCAATGAATTCTACATTGTGACCTTTTGATGTTGGTAGCCATGTGATTGAATCTCCTACTTCGATAGTTGAGATATCTTCACTATAAACCATCTTAGCGCCGTCATCACGCTTGTTCAGCATGTCAACGGATATGTCAGCTGCAAATGCAGGTGCTGCTAAAAACAGAGCAGCGGCTGTGACTAGATTTCGCATATTGTTTTCCTTTGTCTGTAAATATGTGTGTAATATATATAGCATGACTTAACCTGTTTGTCAAGTCATGCTGAGTGTGTAATATTGTAGCAGTTACAATATTATGATGTTGGATACATGTTATGTTTGTATTCTGAAATACGCTGTGCTTCTTTAAACATACCTTTGCTACGCAATTCACGAATTGCCATGCAGTATGAACGATATTCCATTGCTTTCAAAAATCTCTTAAACATCTTTATCTCCTAGCATCAATGCTTTGGCTTCTTTGTGAAAGCCTTGGCGTGATAGTTCAGCTGCTGCTCTTGCTCTGCCTGCTGATTCTCCAAATGCCCAAACACCCATTGCAAATGCAACTAGATATTTGCTAAGTGTTTTGATAAACTTTGGTGTTGATACGGGTGTTTCGCCTACTGCTTCCATTATACCCAACCTCTCAAGTTACGGTTGATTTCTACAAGTTCACCGTATGCTGATTTTGGATATGACTGGTGTGCTATAAACTTGATATCGCCTCGTGAAAGACCAATGTCGTTTAGTTCATGGGTTGTAAGTCTTGAAAGCTCATTGATAGTGTGTTTGATGTTTCTGCGTCTTTTGATTTCGGCACCTAGTCTTTTGAAAAAGTTAGCGATGCCGTGAAGTCCAACTGTTTCGAATGTGTTTGCTACTAAAGTAGTCATGTTATTTTCCTTTGTATATATGTGTGTGTGATTTCTAAGGTTCGTCACGTACCCCGGTCTCTTCCGGCGTCACCTTTGTATGGCATAGGACATGCCCTTCATCATTTTTATAGAGCTGAAGACGCTCTAGTAGTTTGAAATAGGACAGTCTGACTGCCCTATCTCGCTTTTATTTATAGTAATGTAACACTGTTATGCACGAAAATCAACCGTTTTAGTCAACATCTATGTGCATTGCCGTTATGCGTTAACCGCAACTCTACACTATGTTTCGACGATCGATAGGATCACCACGTAGCATACATTCCATTACGTATGCTCTATCATGTTCTTGAAACTCTGTCTTAACATAGTTTTCAAGATTTCTCATTCTCATGTCTCTTGGTAGTCTGACCGCAGTCATTACACTACCAAGCAAGTTTGCTATAGTTGTCATTGTTTTCTCCAATATGTAATGCTGTCTTATATGGCGGACGCCCGTTGTCTTTTCAACGTGTCAGGTCGAAGGTGTGAATCACTTCTCTTTTCTGGCCGTTTTATTTATCTATAGGTTGACAAATGATAATTAAAATTGTAACATATAATAGTTACATTTGTGAGCGACGGGGTAAAGCCGTCAAGCAAAGGAGAAAGAAATGGACGCACTCACCTTATGGAGCCTACTTGGCTTCTTATTAGCTGCCTATGCAGTTATAGCAAACGATTCAGTACAGACTCTCGGTACATGGATGGCATCAAACAATGAGAGATTCAACTATAAAGTATTATGGGCAGCAGCAAGTGCAGTATTACTTGCAACACTATGGTATGGTTGGAGTGTAAATGGTGGAGACATCAGTTACGGCAGATTAAACAAAATCCCATGGCAAGAGGTACAATGGTATCACGCAGCCGCACCTGCTATTCTTGTAGCACTTACAAGGATGGGCGTACCAGTTAGCACAAGTTTCTTAGTGCTGTCAGTATTTGCTAGTACCTTTGTACTAGAGAAGATGCTTATGAAATCAATCATGGGCTATGGTGTTGCAGCCGCATTTGCATATGCAGTATGGTTTGCAATACACAAGTACTTCGGTAGATGGTATGATGAAACTGAAAAGGTTGCTGAAAAGAACAAGAAGTTTTGGCGTGTAGCACAATGGGTAGCAACAGGCGGCTTGTGGTGGACTTGGTTGTCACATGACATGGCAAACATTGCAGTGTTCCTTCCACGTGAAGTTCCGCTGGACCTAATGTTCCTAGTCAGCGCAGTGTTCGTAGGCGGCTTGTTCTTTATGTTTAGAGAACGAGGCGGCAAGATACAACAGATTGTACTAGAAAAACACAACACAAGATATGTGCGTAGTGCAACGTTGATTGACTTGTTCTACTGGCTATGCTTATACTTCTTTAAAGAGCTCAACGATATTCCAATGTCAACAACATGGGTGTTCGTAGGCTTGTTAGCAGGACGTGAGTTGGCTATGGCAACCTACTTTGGCAAGAAGAAAACCAAATCAGTGTTTCCACTAGTGGCAAAAGACTTTGGTAAGATGATGGTAGGACTAGGCGCAAGTGTCGCACTTGTTCTAATGATCCATTATATTATTGTACCAAACGGACTATAATATTTGGAAAGGCTGTGTTTTATAATGCAGCCTTTTCTCTTGACTAAATTATCAACGATGCTATAATTACAGTATGAAGATAGGAATAGCAGGTTACGGATTTGTAGGTAAAGCACACGAAGGTGCTTTGAAAGATTATCATGACTTAATTATATATGATCCTGCACTTGGACACTACGGTGATCTAAGACATGCAGATGCAATTATTGTTTGTGTTAGTACGCCTCAAGGTTCACACGGCGGATGTCATATGGATAATGTGTATGATGTTGTCAACAACAATTCTAATGTACCAATATTAATAAAAAGTACAATTAGTATCGAAGGATGGGACATGTTGAAACATGTATTTCCTTTTACAAGTATAACATTTTCTCCGGAGTTCTTAAGAGCAGCATCAGCACTAGAAGACTTTCAAAACACCGACACAATATTATTAGGCGGTGGTAACACAGGCTTTTGGGCTGATATCTTTATTACAGCAATGGGTAAAATTAATGTTAACATAGCAAATCCAAAAGAACTTATTGTAACAAAGTATGCTCGCAATAGTTTCTTGGCACTCAAGGTTGCATACTTCAATCAAATAAATGACCTGTGTAAGGATGCAGGTGTTGACTATGAGCAAGTAAGAATGTATACTACACTAGACAATAGGATAGGTGAAAGCCATACTACAATAACAGATGAACGTGGGTTTGGCGGACATTGCTTTCCTAAAGACACAGGTGCATTTATTGTGTCAGGAAAAAAGTACGGCGAACATCTATCAATATTAGAAGAAGCAATAAAATATAACCATCGGGTCAGAAAGGATGACACTTGAAAATGAAGATTATCACAGGAAACGCTAATCCTAAATTAGCAAACGAGATTGCTGAACATTGTTTTAGCGACCTTGTTCCAGCCAAAGTCACTACCTTTGCAGATGGTGAAACAAGCGTAGAGTTCCAAGAAAATATACGAGGAGAAGATGTTTTTATTATCCAAAGCACAGCAACTCCTGTTAATGATAGTCTTATGGAATTAATGATTATGATTGATGCTGCCAAGCGCAGCAGTGCAAAACGTATAACCGCAGTAATACCTTATTTTGGATATGCACGACAAGATCGTAAAAGTGCAAGTCGTACTCCTATCACAGCAAAACTTGTTGCAAATTTAATTACAACATCAGGTGCTGATAGAATACTTACTATGGATTTACATGCCGGACAGATACAAGGTTTCTTTGACATCCCTGTGGATGATTTAACAAGCCGTGTAGTCTTTGCTAAAGACATCAAACGTAATGTAGGTACAGATGATGGCACTGTGTTTGTATCACCTGATGCAGGCGGTGCTGTTAGAGCCCGTAAGTTTGCAGACATGTTTGGTGGTGACATTGCTATTGTAGACAAACGTAGGCCTGAAGCAGGCAAGAGTGAAGTAATGGCCCTAATTGGTGATGTTAAAGGAAAACATGCTATCCTAGTAGATGACATTGTTGACTCAGGTGGAACACTCTGTAGTGCAGCCAAAGCAATTATGGACGCAGGTGCATTGTCAGTTCGTGCATACATTACACACGGTGTATTGTCAGGAGAAGCATGTCAAAAAGTTGAGAAGAGTGTACTAGAAGAACTAGTAATCACTGACAGCATTGCAGATCGTTGTCCTAGGAACTGCAAAAAGACACGACAGGTTAGTGTCGCGCCTTTGTTTGGTGAAGCAATTCGTCGTGTAACTAACGAAGAAAGTGTTAGCTCTTTATTTGTGTAATGTGTTTGATGTATTCAGTCATTGAATGATCACCAAAGCTATCTATCTTACCTTTCTTTAGACCCATCCATATACCACGCCATCTATCTTTGATCATTTGCCATCCAGTAGGTTTTCTATACTTACCATAGGCATTAAGATAATGCTGGGTACCATGATGAACGTAGCCCATAAGAGCAAGAGGAACAGTAGTGACAATATCATTATTGTTCTTCCAACGATGATGTACAACATTAAGACTATTGCAATACTTTTTCCAACCTACACGTGGTGAACCAAATGTATACAGCTCAACTGGATCGTTTAATTCTATATCGTGCATACAACGGCTTGCCATAATAGTTGCCATAGCCGCACCCAAGCTATGTCCGCAGAACCATAATGTTTTACCTAAGTTTGCTTTACGGGCAATGTCTTCAGATATCATTGGCCATAGTTCGTCAACTTCTGCTTTGAATCCTCTGTGTACTCTACTAACAGTTTCTGCCATTACTGGCATTGCCTTTAGGTCTGCACTTATATCATTGAACTCAGTTGGCTGTGTTCCGCGACATGCAATTACTAAATCGTGTTTGTTCATAAAACGATATGCTTGAGCACCGTCTCTTTCATAAAATTCTGTTGTTGTAAATCCTAATTTTTTTGCTTGCTTTGTAGCATCTTTGATGTTACTATATGCTATACTAGCCAAATTTGCAAATAATAAGGATCGTTCTTTGAAATTCATTTTTTCTATTGACATAAGTGCCCTCCCCTTTACTAAACTATTTATAAACACGCAACGCTAAATACAATATGGAGTTGTAATACAATGAAAAAACAAACACGAAGTATTTTGCAAGAGTTAAGCAACTTAGGTTCTAATGATAATGATTTTTTAATTGAGTCTAGTGCAAACAATATAATAGAAAGTGCTATTAATCTTATGAATAGGATTAATAGAAACTATGATCCTGTGACAGCTAGTGAACTTGAACGTAGATTTATTAACTCCATCAAGTCAGGCGATCCACGTAAATTTAAACGCGGTATCAGTAAAGTTATTGAGAGCAAAAAATGATTTTAAAAGAAGGCGGCAACGTATTTAAAACTGAACCTGACAAGAAACTTATTGCATCAAGAATCGCAACAGTTGATGTAAAGCCTACTATTGATTGGCTTAATTCTACATTTGGATTTAAGTTTACTCCAAAGGAATTTTTAGGAACTACTGGTACAAAAACACATCCAGACGGAACATTCGAAAAGAACTCATCTGGTGACCTAGATCTTAATACTGATACTAGAGAGTTACCTAAGGAAGAAATAATTGCAAAACTTAGTGCGTGGTGTCAAAAGCAAGGCATCCCTGATTTAGAGATTATGAACAAGGGCAGAACATTTGAAGCAGGTTGGGTAAAAGATGCTGGGTTGCAGGTACACTTCCGCACACCTATAAAGGGTGATCCTAAAAACGGTTTTGTTCAAACAGATTTTATGCTTACAGACAATCCAGATTTACAACGTGGAGCCAAGCGTGGTGGCAGTGAAAACTTTACTGGTGCTGATAGAGCTGTACTACTTTCTAGTCTTGCTAGAGGTAGAGGATATAAGTTTAGTCCAACCAAAGGTATAGTTGATCCTAACAATGGCGATGCAGTAGTTGCCAACAACTGGGACGAGATTGCTGAGATACTATTAGGCAAAGGTGCTAAAGAACCAGACACCCATAGTGTTGAAAGTATGCTTGCAAAACTAAAAGGCGATCCTAACTACGATACACTAGTTGGTCCATTTAGAGATAATATGGAAAAGGTAGGCAAAACATTACCTGAAGCAGTAGTTGAAACACTTGCTGACAAACATTTAAGTAGGCTAAAGGAATTATTACCGTGAGGTTTAGAGAGTTTAGATTATTTGAATCAAAAGAAATATTAACTGAAGGTGCTCGCATCGACCATGCAGAAGACATTGTTTTCTGGGAAGGTAGTAGAGGAGCTCTTCGTGCATTGGCTGCATTAGAAAGCCTTGAGCAAGGAGGACACAAAGATGTCACACTCAAATGGGACGGCTCCCCCGCAATCATATTTGGTCGCGATGAAACCGGAGAGTTTATACTTACAGACAAATCTGGATTCACAGCAAAAGGGTACGATGGCAAGCCAAAAAGCGGGAAGGACCTTGCGAACATGCTCGGCGCCCGAAAGACCCGTAAAGGGCAGGAGATTGACAGTAAACAAGCGGCCTTCATGAGTAATATGGAAAGCATATTTGATTATTATGAAAAGGCAACGCCTGCTACATTTAGAGGTTTCTTCAAAGGAGACCTGTTATACTATCAAAGACCGCAACTAAAAAATGATAAGTTCATGTTTACTCCTAACATAGTTTCATACTTTGTAGATTCTAAAAGCGAACTTGGAATGAAAATAGGATTAAGCACAACTGGTGTTGTAGTGCATCGCTACATAGACTTAAACGGAAACGAATCACAAGTAACACAAGAGCAACTAGATGTTATGCAAGGAAGAGATGTCCTTGTTGTGCCGCCTGTGTATACACAAAAGCCTGTCGCAGTTGATAATAAAAACATTGCACAACTAGAAACAATGGTTAAACAACACGCAGGCAAAATAGATGAATTATTAAATAAAGATGAACTTCGCCAAAAGCAGTTGACAAACCTATCGGATATACTGTATACTTATGTTAATAAGAAAGTAGACAGTTCACTAGCTAATCTAGGTGCAGACTTTTCGCAATGGATTACAACAACGAAGCTAAGTAAAAAGAAGCAGGACAATGTCCTTTCACACATCGCAGAACATCCTATTGCGTTTGACAGTTTATGGAAAGTAGTAAGTGGTATCATTAAAATTAAAGATGCTATTATTAATCAACTTGACTCGCATGAGGCAGAAGTAACACAAAAGATAGGTACACAGAGCGGTGGCGAAGGCTACGTAATGAAACATAAGAATGGGGATATCAAACTAGTACCCCGTGAAGTATTCAGTAAAGCAAACAGAGCAAAACAACGCTAAGGAGAAGCAAATGAGAGCTAAAGAATTTATCAAAGAAGCAGACATTCCACAGAACTTTGATCTTACGCCAGAGCAGCGTAAGGCAGCACAAATGGGTTGGACTTTAAAAGACAGGGCAGCAAAAGTAAACGACGACAGATTGTCTGTTGCTATGGCACGAGTAGGTGACGAACTTACAGACTGGAAGAAAGGTGCCTATGGTGCTAAGACTCTTGAAGAACTGGCAAAGAAGTCAATGGTTCCACTAGAGTTGGTGAAAAAACTTATTAAGTTTGCATCAGAGCAAAAAAGTACAATGCCTGACAAATCAACTGTACAGCCAGATAAAGATGACGACAGTGAATTTGCTGCACCAAGCGACCGCGATGTTGATCGTGATGCAAAAGATTTTGCAAGAGGATAATATCTTTGGAACGTTATACTGCATCACAGTGGGCAGAGATAGAAGGCGGACATGAAGTAACTCCTGAGAAGGAAGAAGGCTTTTCTTTCTTAAAGGAACTGCAAGAAGGTCGTATGACTAGAGATGCAAACGATGCCCGTAAACTTACCTATACAGATTGTAAACGTAATTTGTATCTGACTATGATGTGTTTGGAACTTCTAAGGCAATTTCCTACATATGCTGAAAATGCAATGCAATATGCAAGACGTAGTTCAGGGTATAGACAATACAGTAAGTTTCGTCCTGCTTCTACTGATATGTATAACTTTATGTATTTTGTAAATGGCGATGAAGCAGCAATTAGTGCGTTAAAAGATCCACAGGCAGCAGCCCGTGAACGTGCTAGTACAAATGTTCCTACTCGTCAAATACATTATTACATTAAAACATTAGGTGCTGGTCAACCTCCTAGCAATGTTATGCAAACATTCACTGCTATGGAAAGAGCATTTAATATAACTGATTCTAGTTACAAAGCAACACGTAGACGCATTGTAAACTTTGCAGAATTAAATGGTATGGATAAAAAAGTAGCAGTTACAACGCTTCTCTTAGCTGCTCGTACTCATTTAAGAGCAAGTGATATTATAGATGATCTTAGCAAAGCGGTTGCAAAGTATAACTTAGAAACAACAACAGTACGTGATAATAATCCTACTGTTAGTGATCCTGATATCGGCTTTGACGATAGAGACTTATTGCTGTATAGATATATTGTAGGTAATAAGAATCTAGCGCAAACAAGATTGTTCTTAAAGAAAGCACAGAACGGTGAAAGTGTTCCTAGTACAGCAGTAAAAGCATATCAGCCTGCTGTAAAAATGCTTAACGATATAGTTCAAGCAGGGCCTGGATTTGTACAACAATTAAGATTATTGCACAGCAGATCTAAGAAATATACAAAGAAGTAATTTTTTCCATCGTTTTATGCTAATATCAAGCGTTTTTCTATTATAGAACTAAATACAAAGTAAGAAACTCCACAGAGTGTGGAGAGACCATTTAAGATATAGGAGAAATAAAATGGCTGGAATCGGATTCGGAACTAACTACGATGTTAAACTAGGCAACGGACTAGGTGCAAACACACAAATCGTAAAATTTGCAAAAACTGACATCACACAAGCAGAGCTAGATACTGCTGCTCAAGAGCTAATGCTAACACACACAATCGCAGGTGTAGGTACAGCAGACGGCTCAGCATTTGCAACAGGAACAACTGACGTAGTATATTTTGCTGTGCAAGGACCAGTATTAGCTGCTGACGCATCAAACGCACTAGGCGTAACAGGTGCTGCTACAACTATCGAAGCAACATTTAACGCTGCAAAGTAATTAGTTTACTAATTAATAGAAGAAGGAGCCACTTTTACAGTGGCTCTTTTTTTATGGCCGTAAATACTGCATGGATAGTTTTACCATTTACACCCTTGTGGACGTTACAGAAACCAATGCTCGCAGGGGCGAAAGCACACTTGCTCATAATCAACAGGCTAACTTTATGAGTGTTTACCAAACTATAGGACTTAGATCTAATCCTACAAATTTTAAAGTAGAAAAGATTAAAGATAATAAAAAGTTTGGTTCAACTTTTAAAAACGTAAATCATTATTGGAAAATGACTTTTGATATTGAACAATCAGATAGCCTTACACTTGAAATGTTATTAGATGACTTTGAACTTGTTCCTTTTATAAGTGGACTAGAAGAGTGTGTGACATTTAAAGAATGTATCTTTTTTACAAAACATAAAGGAAAAACTAACATTATATTCGAGAAGAATGATAAATAGTTATACAAGGCAAAACCATAGGCATTTAGGGCAACTACGAGTTTACTAAACGGAGAATTAAATGGCAACTGCCTTAGAACGAGAAAATCTCGAAGCACATGTAGATCTATGCGAACAACGCTATATAGCGTTGGAAGGTCGTATCGTTAAAGTTGAAGAAAAACTAGACGGCATTGCTGAACAAATGGCATCAGGCCAACAAAGCCTCGTTAAAGTTATTATTGGTGCAGCTGGCACAATAGTAGCAGGATTATTATCCACTATCATCGTTATACTGATGAACCTTTCCTAAAAAATATAAATACTGTATGTTGTTAAGAGAACTAATAACTGAAAGACAAGTCTGGGCACGTTCTGGAAAGAAAGTGGTACGCAAGTATCGCTGTAGTTCGGGCAGTCGAAAGGGAAGAACTGTTGCTAGTGCAGCACAATGTTTCAAAGCACCAGACCCAAAAAAGAGAGCAATATTTAAAAGAACAAAAGCAAGACTAGGATCTAGAATTGCTAGAAAAGCCAAGAGAACAAAGCGTATCAATGTAGCAAGTAAGAGAGTACAGGCATTGAATAAAGCAGGGCGTAAGAGATGAACTTAGGTGAGATAATAAGAGAATCTGTCACACAAATTTGGAGTCGTAAAGGCGGCAAGAGTGTTCGTAAGTATCGTTGCACAAGTGGAACGAGAAAAGGACGTATTGTCGCAAATCCAAGTACGTGTACAAAACCTAAGAACTTAAAAAAAGCAGCAAGTCTTAAAAGAACAAAAGCCATGAAAGGCAGTAGTTTAAAGATCAAATCTGCAAGAACAAAAAGAGCCAACCCGGCAGCTAAAAAGTTGCGCAGGGTAAACCTAAAACCAAGGAAGATGTAGCATGAAGATTATTGAATTATTAGCAGAGCAAAATATGCAACTGCAAGTTTTGGACGATAACGATGACGAAACAACACTTCAAGATCCTGCTACAAAAATAAAAACCGTAGTCCCCAAAGACCCTAAAAAACCTGGGATGATTTCAAAAGACCAAACCGGTAAGTTAAGTTTGAATACTAAAACTACAGGACCAGTTGACAGAGGAATCAAACCAGGAGATGTGGTACAGGTACAGAGATGAAGTATGGTGATCTCACAGTTAGAACTATTCTAACAAATGAAGAAGCAGAGGTGTTGGATAAAACATTCGGCGCAAAGCCTATGCACATCTTTACAGAACGTGAGCAAACCATAATTCAAAACCTCATACGCAAGGACATGGTAACTAAAGTAACACATAAAGGTGTATGTATGGTTGTAGGTTATGGACAGTCAAAAGATCAAGAAAGAGTTTGAAGAAATAATACTATCTGGATTGGCAAAGACACCTTTGCCATATGTTCAGCACGACAGTATTAGAATAGGTAAAGTAGTTATTACTCCGAAGTCTGATGGCTATAGTGTTTATAATCTTACTACCAAACAACGATTAGGAAAAACTCTTAGCAAACGCGGCGCTCTTGCTCTAGCAAAAGTTTGCAGCAGCCGATGTACTTCTGAACAAGTCCAGAGTATACTAGACTTAGACAGAGGATATAATAAGTACGAAGCGGACTGTGTATTTTATTTGCA